AGAAATCAATGTGTTCAACACCTCTGGCGTCAATTTGCCAAACTTGCCATCAGAGAAATGTGGAAGGTTTGCCATGGTCAGGCCTCAAGGATGTTGTATTGCAAGTTCAGGGTGCCGCTGCTGCTCTTCGCGAAAAGGGCTTGGTTCTCAAGTCGCATGATCGCAAACTCACCACCTTTCAGAGAGAAGACAGGTACAAAATTGCTGCTGACTTCCACGCCGACATTGATGTGAGTTGCCGAATCAGTGCCGATGTTTCGGAACCATGCCCAGCCCTGATCTGCTGCACTCACCTCATTCAAGCTCAATGCCTCATGCACACTTGCTCCGATCGCAAACACACCGCCACTTGCCTTTGCACCAGCGACTGTGACGTTGAGCGTGTCAGGTGTGAATGAGAGTTGATGATTGTTCTTGTCATATTGGATTGAGGTTGAAATTGTCAGTTCATTTGCCATTTTTTACAGTCCTGGAAGAGTTGAAGTGTGAAGTGGAAAGGGTTGAACCCATCGAACGTTGTCCACATGGCCATTTTCATCAAGGTCACACTGGCCATGCGCATTGTATACAGGTGCTTGTATCGCGTGATAGAACTCATCATGCAGATATTTGTGTTGGACACGATATGATTCAATGCCGACACGTTGGATGGCTGCACCAAGGTACAACACAGTCCCTGCTGGGAAGTCTGGAAATGACCCACGCTTTCCAACTGCATGACCATATGTTCTGATGTTCTTGGCCTCTTGTGCCTGCAGTGTCTGGCTGAACTGAATTTCATATTGTTGCCTGAACATGGTGACAGGAGCACAACCAGCATCAACAGGGTCACCACCAATGTCCTCATTTTCACCTGTTGAACCTGGTGTTGTTGGGTTTGCACGATATGCCATGAATGGCTTTGTCGTGACATTGGCACTGAACTCTTGGAATCCAATGCCTTCAGGGCCTTGGCTCAAAGTTGATCCTGAGTTTGATTCTCTGAACCTGTTGTTTTGGTAATTCCAAGAAGCCCGCCAATGATTGATTGAACCTGGCACCTTGCTGATCTGGAAGTCAACTGCAATCAAGTTGTTGAACAGCGGGTGTGCATCACCAATCTTGGGCGTGACAATTGTGGATGAGTCAGGATTGGTGAATGGGTTTTGTCCAAACCCATCAAAGATGATTTCATCTTCACCCTGGAAGTCAATGAGCATGAACTCACGAGTTGCCGTAGCTTGCCCAGCCTTCACTGAGATCCCACGGCCTTCATTCGATTCAAGAATCTGTGCAGTGTTGAGAAGTGCCATCAGCTGAACCCCATTTTTGCATTGAGTTTCTCAAGAAGTGTCTGGATCACACCAGTCCTGTTGTCAATGCTTCGTTGAATGTCTCTTTGTTCTTGTTGGAGCACATCAATTTTTGAACCAACATTCTGGTCAGCAAATGTGAAACTGCCAAGGGCCGTGTCACCTGTCTGTGTGAAACCACTCTTTTCACCCATTGTGCCAAATGCACCAAGGCCCAATCGTTGCTTGATCTTGCCCAGCCTGCTTTCATCAACTCTCAATGCATCTTGTTGCACCTTCAGTGCCTTTTGATTTTGTTCTTTCTCTTGTTCAGCTGCTTTGGATGCTTCAATCGCTGCAATTCGTTGCTTTTCTTTGATGTTCAAAATGTCTTGCTGCATTCCATGCTCAATGGCGAGTTTGTTCAACAATGTATCTTTGAACCTGGGGTCAATGTCCATTGCCTTGATTTCTTCTTCGAGCTTCTTGGCATCTTCTCTGAGCTTGTTGTGGTTTCTTTCATGCTCAAGAATTGATCTTTTCTCATCGTCTGCTTCATTGAGAATCTCCAATTCAGCGGTCAACGATTCCATTCTCGAATCAATTGCATCTTTTTGTGCCATGACAAGTTCACGGCTCGTTGCTCTTTCTTCTGCCTTGACCAATTTTCGCATTGCTTCATCAACACCCAAGGCCTTGTGCATTAAGTCCTCGAGTGCAGCAGCAACAGGGCCAATGCCCATTGGCAACTGTTTGATTGTTTCAGACACGGCGTCAAAGTGTCTGGATGCTTCAGCTGCATTGCCAGCAGCTTGAGCACTGAATGCATCAAGAAGTGAAACAGCAGCAGATGCAGACTTTGCAGCAAACTCAATTGCACCCATGACAGCGAAAACCTTGCCCATGTTGACAGCCATTTTTGCACCTGGCGTGGCCAAAGTGTCATCAATGGTCTTGCCTGTCTTTGCAAGTTTTTGTTCAACAGCCTTCAACTGTTTTTCAAGTTGTGCAATGCTTGCTGTGACTTCGACTCTGAGGCTACCGATTGCCATTGATTCTGCTCATTTCTCTTTCAACATGTGCTCTGTGGTCAGTCACTGGTTCACTCGCTTCTGATTCTTGTGAAAGAGCCTCAACAATGCCTCTGAATGCACTCATGCTCAACAGCAGAGGATTGCCAACACCAGGGATGAGCTTGGCGACAGCAACAACCTCCTGATACAGGTTGCGCTGCCTCACTGAGGGTTTTCAGCTGGTTCCTCTTTCTTGTCCTCTTCACTGGTCTCAAATGCTTCTCTGTCAAAGCCAAGAATCTCAAGAGCCAGATACACGACTTCATCAGGAGCACAATCACAAATTCCATGCATCTCACCTGGCTGACACTTGAACTCAATGATCTTCTTTGCACCATTCAAGGTGAAGGCACTTCTCACCAGGTCTGATGTGATGCCTTTGGTCTTTCTGAGCTCTGACAAGGCCTCGATCTTTTCACCACCAGTCACACCAGCTGCATCGAGATCCTCGAGCAATTCAGCACGCTTTTCTTTGTGCATCTCATCCATGAGGTCAATGACATCCTGCACGGTTGCCTTCTCAAGGTGAAATGTTTTGTCATCACGCTTCACAACAATCTTGCTCATGATTTGTCTCGTCTTCTTCTGATGGTGATTTGATCAACCTCAACAGCTTGCACATTGCACATGTTCAGCACTGCACTGATTGCACGCTCTTCTGGAACATCAGGTTGCACACCCTTCTTGAATCTTCTGCCATCTTTGGCAACCACTGTGACAATCCAATCATCAGGCGTGAATACCCGCATACCCATTGGTGTCACAATGTGTGATTGCTTTTCGGCACTGCTCATCAAGATTCGTCCCAAGCCTCAGTCAGTCCTGCACCATCAGCAAGTTGAAAGTTCATCGTGACAGTGGTGTCACCACCCATTGTCGAGGTTGCGGCCATGCTGTCAATGACTGCATGGAACGTCCAAGTGCATCCGGTGAAGAATGTGAGCACCAGGTCATCAAAAGCCTGCCCAGCTGCTTGCATCCCTGCACCTGCATCAAGTGCCAGGTGTGAGGCTGAGTGGCTTGCAAATCCTCCAGCTGACCCTGTGACATCAAGGAGGCCCAGAACCCTGCGTCTGCCCGTATCACCATACTTGGTCACATCATGCACAGTCCTGTTGACTGTTGCACTCCAGGTGTTGAACTGGATTGAATGCTTGTTTTCACCTGATCCGCCACTAGAACCAACGGTCACACCGCCATCAGTTCCTGAAATGAAAGTCTGTGCCATTTTTCAAAGTCCTCCTGTTTGGACTGCTCTGGCCCTGAGGCCGATTGTTGCAACAAGGTGCTCGTCATCTCGAGCGATCGTCGCCCCAGATGCAAGCTCGAAAATCACTCTGTCAAAGTTCGTGGCTGTCGTGAAGACTGGGTTGCCGAACAACTCTATAACAGCATCGGCAATGTCACCGATTTCAGCCAGTCCATCCTCCCACCGCCCCACAATGCTGATGTCATATGTCTCATCATGATGCAGACTTGCACCACCGAAAGGTTGCATGGTCACGCTTCCAACTTGCTCAAATGTGATCAAGGGCAAGTCATCACCTGCATCACCATATGACGCCGAAATTCTGCCACTCACCAAGTCATGGGCACTGCCATCACTGGTGTCTGCAATGAGCGTGGAATACAAGGCCTCATCAATTGCTTTGCTCATCGCCCTGGTCCCTTTGCATCAATCTCTTTGAGCTTCCTGGTGAACATGTAGTTGAAAATCTTTGGTGCTCGGGGTGCCAAAATCTTGAGTGCTGGCTTGATGAATGGTCTTCCTTTTTTTGTTTCAAGCAGATACCCATATATCGGTGCAGATCCTGACTTGATTTGTTCGTACATGATCGTGGCACCAGTGAGGTTTTTTTTTCTTTTGAAGTTCCTCTTTCCTGCCACCATGCTGTTCCTGAGTCTGCCTGTCTGTGACACAGGTGGTTCATCAAAACGACTCGATCGTGCTGGGTTTCCAGAATACCATTCACCACTGCCCTCTTTGCTCAGTTGATGTTTGACTCTTTTTTGGAGTGAAAACCCAACCAACATCAAACTGTCAGCTGCTGCATCTTTCAGCCTTTTCACAACAAGTGGCGTTTTCATTGTGACCTCTGATTTTTTCATCACACATCCTCATTGCTGGTGGCATTGATGATGTGATAGAACAACCGATCCTTGTCGGTTCTCATCCCTGGTGTCCTCTTTGAAGTCACCTCAAAGGTTCTGTTCTCAAACTTGATTCTGTCAGTGATCTTGATGTCAACACCACCTTGCACATACACGGTCACAGTCTCAACGGCCCTCTGCCTGTTGCCATCGAATGATTCA